GGCGGAGGCACCGGGCTCTTTTCCCTCTCGGGGACGGGCGGACTCCTGGACTGGAGAACGACGCTGGCCCCCTTTCGGAAGCTGAGGTGGTGAGCATGTCCTTTGGGAACCCCGCCGCCGAGCGGGCGGCGCTGGAGCAGACCTATGAGGACCGGACCGACGTGCTCCGCCCGGGGCGGGACCGGGAAGGCAATCTCACCCGGACGGTGTACGAGCTGGTCTATGGGGCGCTGCCCTGTGCCCTCTCCCGGGCCGGGGTGCAGTCCAGGCTCAGCCGGGAGCGCAGCGGACAGAACCGGGCGGAGAGCCGGCTGGACTACGACGCGGTGCTCTTCCTGGCGCCCGAGCCGGAGCTGCGGCCCGGCGACCGGGTCCGGGTACAACGGGCGGACGGAGAGACCCTGGAGCTGGAGCTGGTGGGGCGGGCTGTCCGCTACCCCACCCACCAGGAGGCGGCGGCCAGGGAAAAAAGACTGATATGACGGAGAGACGAGTATGACGGAATACGACCTCATGCAGGCGGCCGCGGGAAAGCTCACGGCCCTGTGGCCCGACCGGCCCGTGTACACCGGGACCATCCCCGCGGGGGCCGACGGAAGCTTTTTCCTGGAGTCCACCGGCTCCGAACAGACCGAGGGGCTGGACCGCTTCCGGCACCGGAAGGCGCGCTTTCGGGTGCGCTACTTTCTGGACAGCGGAGACGCCGGGGCCTTCGCCCAGTGGGCGGAGACCATGTTCGCCTCCTTCCGGCGGCTGGAGGCGGCGGAGGGAGCGCACACCCGGACGGTACGCCTGACGGGCCGGAAGGCCCAGGTGGCAGAGGACGGGAAGTCCTGCCAATTTACGTTTGACGTCGACCTCTATTACCGGGAGGAGCCCCAGACCACCGGAGAGGTGATGGAATACCTGAAACAGGAGGAGACATGGAAGAGACAGTGACGACCAAGACCCCCAAGCGGTCCCGGCGGGGCGGAGTGGAACCGGTGTTCACCCGGCGGCAGCTCCTGAAGGCCGGGACCATGGCCGTCCCCAGGGACGTGCTCTCCGCCGTCCTGGAAGAGGGGCGACTTTACACCAAAGGCCAAGCGCAGGGCTTGGCGGAAACATTTTTGAAAAGAAAGGTGAACTGAATGTCTATGGGAGGCGGCACCTTTACGGTGCAAAACAAGATCCTGCCCGGCAGCTACATCAATTTCGTGAGTACGGCCTCCGCCGCCACGCTGGGAGAGCGGGGCACGGCGGCCCTGCCCCTGGAGCTGGACTGGGGGCCGGAGGGCCAGATCTATGCCCTGGAGGCCGGGGAGTTCAACCAGACGGCCCTGAAGGTGTTCGGCCATGACGCCACGGCGGCGGAGCTGCTGCTCATCCGGGAGGCGCTGAAGCGGTGCTCGACCCTGCTGGTGTACCGGGTGAACGCCGGCGGGACCAAGGCCGGCGCCACAGTGGGAGGCCTGACCGTCACCGCCCGGTGGGGCGGCACCCGGGGCAACAGCCTCCGGGCGGCGGTGCAGGCCAACGCCGACGACGAGGAGAAGGTGGACGTGGTGACCTATCTGGAGGAACAGGAGGTGGACCGCCAGACCGTGGCGGCCTCCGGCGGCGCGGCAGACCTGAAAGCCAACGACTTTGTGAGCTTCGGCACGGCGGAGACCCTGACGGCGGCGGCCGCCACGGCCCTTACCGGCGGGACCAACGGCACGGTGAACGGCGCGGCCTACGCGGCCTGGCTCACCGCCCTGGAGGTGGAGGACTTCAACGCCGTGGGCTATCCCGGCACGGATGAGAGCGTAAAGGCGCTGGTGGACGCCTTCGTCAAGCGGCTGCGGGACGAGGACGGACGCAAGGTGGTGGGGGTGCTCTACCAGCACGCCGGGGACGACATCGGCCTTATCAGCGTGAAAAACGGCGTGGTGCTCACCGACGGCACCGTGCTCACCGGCGACAAGGCCGTGGCCTGGGTCACCGGCGCCACCGCCGGGGCGGAGGTGAACGAGTCCCTCACCAACACGGCCTACGACGGCGCGGTGGATGTGGACGTCAAGTACACCAGAGGACAATACGAGCAGGCCATGCAGGCGGGCGAGTTCGTCTTTTACCCCGACGGGGGAAAGGCCCGGGTCCTCTCCGACCTCAACAGCCGCACCAGCTTCGGCGGAGGGATCAGCGAGGACTGGACCTCCAACCGGGTGGTGCGGGTCATGGACGGCTGGGCCAACGATGTGGCCCGGACCTTCTCCCAGAGCTACCTGGGTACACAGACCAACAGTGAGACGGGCCGGGCCCTCTTCAAGGCCGACCTGGTGGCCCTCGGAAAGGAATACGAGGGCATCGACGCCATCAGCGGCTTTGCGCCCGACGACGTGACCGTGCTCCAGGGGGACGGCAAGCGGGACGTGTCCGTGGCCTGCGCCCTCACCCCCAACGACAGCATGGAAAAGCTGTATATGACGGTGGCCGTCCATTAAAAGAGAGGAGTGAACGAACATGAAGGTACTCAACGGCTGGGATGCGGTGTCCGGCAAGGAGGGACGCGCGTACGCCAAGATTGACGGGAACAACGAGGAGCTCTTTTACGCCAAGACCATCGAGGCCAAGGTGGAAAAGACCAAGAGCCAGGTAAAGTCCATCGGCCGGCGCATGGTGGGACACAAGACCACCGGCGCGGAGGGCACCGGCTCCATGACCATCTACTACATCACCCCGCTCTTCCGGGCCAAGCTGGCGGAGTGGAAGGCGACGGGCCGGGACGCCTATTTCGACCTGGTGATCGAAAACGACGACCCCGACTCCTCCGCCGGGCGGCAGATCATCCGCCTGGAGGGGGTCAACCTGGACGCCACCGTACTGGCCAAGCTGGACGGCGACTCCGACGACCCCCTGGAGGAGGAGACCGACTTTACCTTTGAGGATTGGGACATCCTGACCCCCTTCTCCAAGGTGTGACGCAGGCGGGAGGGGGCGCGGGGCCCCCTCCCCTCCCATGTCCGTGGGGCGGAAACAAAATGAAACAATATGAAAAGATAAAGGAGCGGTATTTTTATGAGCAAGATAAAAGAGTTTTTGATGGAGCAGGAAGTACGGGGGAGCGAGAGCGTGGAGGTGAACATCACCGGCTTTCCACACCCTTTCGTGCTGCGTTCCATAACCGAAGATGAAAATGAGGTCGTTCGCAGATCCTGCCAAAAAGTAACCCTTGACAAAAAGACACGGCAAAAGAGCACCGAACTCGACCAGGATCTCTATAACAAGCGTCTGGTGGCCGCCTGTTGTGTGGAACCCAACTTCAAGGACGCCCAGCTCCAGGCTAAGTACGGCGTGATGGGGGCCGAGGGGCTTATTGGGGCCCTGCTCAGACCGGGTGAATTTATCGAGTTGCTGTTGGCAATCCAGGAGATCAACGGGGTTACCAGCGATGTGGGAGAACTGAGGGACGAAGCAAAAAACTGATCCGGGAGGGCGACAGCGAGGCGGGATACGCCCACTACGCCCTCCAGCGGTTCCACCTGCTGCCGGGGGCCCTCATGGCGCTGCCCCCCCGGGAACGGGCCTTTGTGTACGCCTCCATCGACCTCCAGCTGGAACGGGAGAAAAAAGCCCTGCGGAGCAGGAAGAAATAACCGGAATCCCGCCCCGGCGGCGAAGCCGCCGGGACGGACAGCCGATTGACAAAAGAGGAAAATATTTGTATCATGAATTCCAGGAGGCGATGGAAATGCCGAAAGGAATTTTTGACTACTACAGCGGACTTCCCGTGAAACCACAGTGTCAGACATTTTATTTAGAGACAGAGAACGATGTGCTTTTGCTGAAAGAGATGAAACTTCCTATAATTGGATATGGAGAGGTCCTTCGCACCTACAAAATTCCACTGGAAAATATCGTTATGCTGGGACTGGATACAGAAAAACAGCTAAAGGATAAAAATGCCATTGCAAGGGGGATCATTGGCGGTGCGCTGGCGGGCTCTGACGGGGCTGCGGTAGGCGCGATGAGCGGCGTTGGGCAGAAAACGAAAAACGTGATGCTGCTCGGCATTGACTACCTATCGGCCAAGGAACCAGGCGTGCTGAAGACCATCCGCTTTGAAATTACGTTGTTGGCACAGCAGAATTGTATGAAAGATGTGAAAAAGATCAAAAAGGTATGGGAAGGGGTTCCAAAGTCAGAGCTGGTCCATGCTTATCTGAACCAGGGCATGGGGGAAGACGGCACCATTGAGCTGTAAGTTATAAAGACAAAGAGGCAGACGCGCTTTTGCGCGGCTGCTTCTTTTCTGCCTAAAATCAAGAGAGGAGGCACAACATGGCAGAAGAAAACCAGGTGATAAATTCGGAGGCCTATCTGAAAAAATTAGGGGGACTCTATGGAAAGGTGACCAATCGGATTAAAAAAATGGAGGCGGCCATGAAAACAGCGGACAGCTTTGCCGCGGCCACCACCAAGCTGAACGCCCTCAACAGCGGGCTGGAGCAGCAGGAGGCGCTGCAGGCCAGCGTCTACCGGGCGGCCCAGCGGACCCGGAGCGCGTTTTCAGACTTTGCAAATGTGGTCTCGACGCTGGGAACGGCCGCCCCCAATGCGTTTGAAGACAGCAGCGGGCTGGTATCCTTTGCAGAAACTGTACGCAAGGCGATCGCCCTCAGCGGCGCGGACGCTGCGGGACAGGCAAAGGTTGTGGAAGCACTGGAGCAAGCCATGAGCACGGGCAGCCTATCCGGAGAAGGGGCGGCGGTCCTGGAGACGTATGCGGCCCCGTTGGCCCAGGCTATTACAGGAGGTTTCGGCGGAGGGGCCGAACTGAAGGAACTGGCAGCGCAGGGGCTGGTTACGGCCGAGGTCATCCGAACGTCCATGGGGGAAGTGGCAGGGGGAATCAACAGCCAGTTTTCTCAGCTGCCCATGACCTTTTCCCAGATGGGCACTGCCGCACAAAACCTTCTGGGCCTGACGCTGGGACCATTGCTGCAGGTTTTGGGGAGCGGTGTGACCTCGCTTATGCAAAACTGGGAGCAAGTGGGGCCGGCGCTGCTCAGCGTGGCGGCAGGAGCGGCAGTATTGGCTGCGGGACTGTCATTGATGGCACTAAAAGAAAAACTGGCAGCGGTTGAATTTGCTGGATTATCCAGAAACTTGCTAAGAAGTCCTTTGACGTGGGTCGCACTTATTGTAGGGGCGATCATTGCCGCCATGTTTACCTGGAGCGAGGTGGCCCAACTGGTGGGCGAAGTCGTGGGAGGAGTATTTGCGACGATTTACAACATTGTGGCGTTTGTAGCAAATGTCATACTTGGAACGGCTTTTGCGATCTATGCTACGGTATGGGGCTTTATACTGGGGATTCTACAACTGGTGGCGATGGCCGCGACCGAAATTGCCAAAGTACTTGACGCTGTCTTTGGAACAAACTTGACTCAGGGAGCGAAGGGCTTCGCCAACACGGTAGAGAACATGATGGCAGAGATGAAAAATATGGAGCCCATTCAGCTGGAGTATATGGACATCGGTGAGAGCGCCAGGCAGGGTGGACAAGCCGCACTTGATTTTACAGAGGGGTTTAAAAACGCTATGGGCGGGTTCTCTCTGAACGAGGGGATGGGGACCTTTGACCTGAGCGGCATTTCCGAACAGCCCAATGAGATGGAGGTCATATATGGAGGAATGGATCCGGAGACATACGGCGTGGACGGTGGCCTGGACGTAAACCATGTGGAGAGCCTGGGGCGGGTGGAAAACGACGTGAGCGTGGCGAAGGAGGACCTGGACCTGATGCGGGATGTGGCGGAGATGCGCTTCTTGCAGAATTTCGTCAGCCTGACGCCCACGGTGACGCTGAACGCCAGGGTGGACCGGCAGGTGGACGTGGACGCGATGCTGCGGACCATAGAGCGCAAGCTGGAGGAGGAGATCCTGATGTCGGCGGAGGGAGCCTATCTGTAAGACGCCGGGCCGGTGGACAAGGGGAGGCCTTTCCAGTATAATAAAAAGGAACCCAAAGGGGAAAACTGGAAAGGATGATAGGTATGTTTGGAGAAAAGAAGAAAAAGGAAGAGCCCAGGTTTGTTGAAACAATGGTTCCCAATGAAGGTGGTTGTTTTACGCGCATATTGGTAGATACGGAAAATGGAGTTCAGTATTTATTTGCATACTTGGAGAGCGGGGGGCTCACGGTGATGGTGGACGAGGACGGGAAGCCCCTGATCAACGAGGCGTACAGACGCAAAAAGGAAAAAGAATAAGAATAAGTGGTGCGGAAAGCAACTGCCGGGAGGCAGTTGCTTTTTTGATGGGCTGGTGGACAAGGAGGGGATGTTCCGGTATAATGGGGAAGAATCCAAAGGGGAAAACTGGAAAGGGTGATAGGTATGTTTGGAGAAAAGAAGAAAAAGGAAGAGCCCAGGTTTGTTGAAACAATGGTTCCCAGTAAAGGCGGTTGTTTTACGCGCATATTGGTAGATACGGAAAATGGAATTCAATATTTATTTGTAGACTCATCGGAGGGGGGGGGACTCACGGTGATGGTGGACGAGGACGGAAAGCCCCTGATCAACGAGGCGTACAGACGCAAAACAGAATAAGCATGCAGAGAGCAACTGCCGGAAGGCGGTTGCTTTTTTATGGAGGTGAAAGCATTGACAGCGGAACAGACACTGAAATTTTATGATCAACAGCTTGCGGCGGCGGACAGCATGAACCGTGCGATGGAACAGATGACAAACGCCGTGGAGCGGGTGGGAGCCGCAATCCAAGCGGCGGCAGACCGGATGGGACTGCTCCAGACATCGACAGAAAAAACAACACAGAAGGCGACCAATTTAAAATCGCCCTTTGACTCCATGGTCAAGACAATGAGTTCAAAAGCGCAAGAAGGCATCTCTAAGTTAAAAACACTCTTAAATCCCAAAACTTTGTTAAGCGGCAAAAGCCTTCTTTGGCCCCTCGCCATTGACATCGGCTGGCAGCTTTTCGGCAACGACATTATCAACATTCTCACTCCGGCATTGACGGTGCTGGAGTCCTTTGCCGGGGTGGTACGGGGCGTGCTGGGGACGGTGGCCCCTCTCTTTGCCCCCGTTGTGGGGGTGCTGGAGCGGATGGCCGCCGCCCTGGACTGGGTGGCGGCCAATATGGACGCGCTGGCCCCCGTGATCGGGGGCGCGGCGGCGGCACTGATGGTCTTTAACGCAAAACTGATTGCCGGAACAATCGCGTCCTGGGCCCATACGGCGGCCACGGCAATTTCGAGCGTGACGCAAAAGGTATTTAACACATCGCTGCTGGCCTGCCCGCTCACCTGGATCGCGCTGGCTATCGGTGTGGTCATTGGACTGCTCTACCGTTGGATCCAGTCTGTGGGAGGGATCCGCACTGCATGGGCGATCGTGGTGGATGAGGTGAGCTATTTCCTGGATAAGATGGATCTGGGCTTTATGCGCACTTTTTATGGTATCCTCGATTATATGGGGGATTTTAAGGTCGGATTTTTGACTGGATTACAGGATGTGGTAAACGGCGGCATCGACCTCCTCAACGAGCTGATCGAAAACGTCAACAAACTGCCGGGAATCGCGATTCCCCTGATTGAACAGGTTACCTTTGGCGCAGAGGCCGCTTTAAAGAATGAGGAGGCAAAGCGGGCGCGAGCCGAGACAATGGCAAAATGGGAGACAGAGGCAGAGGAAAACCACCGCCTGCGACAGATGAGGATCAATGAAATGAAAAGTAAAAGCGCAGAAGAGGCCGGAGAAAGCGCATTGTCTGCGGGAACCGACCCGGGCGCTGCCGCAGAACAGCCCAACGAGATGGAGGTCATATATGGAGGAATGGATCCGGACACATACGGCGTGGGCGGCGGTCTGAATGTAAACCATGTGGAGAGCCTGGGGCGCGTGGAAAACGAGGTGAGCGTGACAAAGGAGGACCTGGACCTGATGCGGGACGTGGCGGAGATGCGCTTCTTGCAGAATTTCGTCAGCCTGACGCCCACGGTGACGCTGAACGCCAGGGTGGACCGGCAGGTGGACGTGGACGCGATGCTGCGGACCATAGAGCGCAAGCTGGAGGAGGAGATCCTGATGTCGGCGGAGGGAGCCTATCTGTAAGACGCCGGGCCGGTGGACAAAAGAGAACCTTTTCAGCGTCATGGAGAAAAGAAGCCCAAGCGAAAAAGCAACTGCCGGGAGGCGGTTGCTTTTTCTATCAAAAAATGAGGTGAGAGAATGGAAATGGAAGAGGCGCTGCAGAGATATGACCGGCGGGTCCACAGGACCCGCCAATGGGACAGAGCGGCGAATGCGGCGGCAGAGGGGGCGCATTCATGAACCGATACAGAATGTATCTCATTATGGGCAGCCTGGAGCTGCCCTTGCAGGTGCTGCCGGAAAAGCTCGCGGTGCGCGCCGCGGGCCGGAACGAGACGGCGGAGGTGCTGGAGCTGGGTGAGGTCCTGCTCCTGCGGGGCAGGGGACTGCGCAAGGTGGAGTGGGAGGGGCTCCTCCCCGCGTGGAAGCTCCCCTGCATGGACGGACAGCCGCTGACGCCCATTCTGGCGGTGCGGTATATCCAGCGCTACCGGGACAAAAAAGAGCCGGTGTACCTCCGGCTGGAGGGGACGGACCTGGACCTGGACGTGCCCTTCGGCATCGAGGATTTCAACTATGAGGAGCGGGGCGGGGAGCCCGGCGACCTCTATTACTCCATCCAGCTCACCGAATGGCGGAGCTACGCCCCCAGCCGCGTCACCCTGCCCGAGGGGGAGGTCCGGGAGGCGGACCGGGCCGGCGCGCCAGAGGACGCCGGGAGCGGCAGCTATACGGTGGTCCCGGGGGACAGCCTGTGGGCCATCGCCCGGCGGTTTTACGGAGACGGGACCCAGTGGCGGAAGCTCTACGAAGCCAACCGGGCCGTGGTGGGGGCCAACCCCAATCTCATCTATCCGGGGCAGGTGTTGACGATACCATGAGTTTATCAGTGCTTTACCGGGCGCCGGGGGAGGAGGAGGCCTGGGACGTGACGACCCTGGTCACGGCCTGTACCTGGACCACCAAGCGCACGGGTTCCCCCGCCGCCCTGGAGCTGACGGTGCTGCGCAGCGAGACGGCGTGGGCCTGCGGCGGCATGGTGGCGGCCCGGCGGGACGGAGAGACCTTTTTCCAGGGCTATGTGTTCAAGGTCAGCTCCGGCGAGGGGGAGGAGCTGAACCTCACCGTCTATGACCAGCTCCGCTACCTGAAATACAAGGAGAGCTACGTCTTTGAGGGCCAGCGGGCGGACCAGATCCTGGCCCAGATCGCCGCCGACTTCAAGCTGAAGACCGGGGACCTGCCCAACACCGGCTACGTTATCCCCCGGCTGGTGGAGGACGGGACCAGCCTCCTGGACATCATCCTGAAGGCCCTGGACCTGACCCTGGTCCACGGCGGGCAGATGTTCTATCTGTGGGATGACTGCGGCGCGCTGCGCCTGGGGGAGGTGGCGGGCGAGGGGGACCTGCCCGTGATCGGGGACGGGAGCCTAGCCACCGGCTACACCTACGATGTGGATATCGACGGTGAGACCTACAACCAGATCAAGCTGGTCCAGGGGGACGGGGAGGAGGGAAACCGCAAGAGCGTGATGCGGCACGACCCGGGGACCCAGGCGCTGTGGGGCATCCTGCAGGACTATCAGCAGGTGGACGGGGAGATGAACGAGGCCCAGATGCGCCAGGAGGCCGAACGGAGGCTGGAGCTGTACAACCGGCCTGCCAGGACCCTGGAGCTCCGGGCCCTGGCGCTGCCGGAGGTGCGGGCGGGAAAGACGGTATACATCCGCATCGGCCGGGAGGGGCTGGAGCAGCCCTTCCTGGTGGAGGAGGCCCGCCACGACCTGATGGCGGAGACCATGAATTTGAAAGTGAAGGTGATTTGAATGCTGGAACAGATCAAAAAAATCGCGCGGCAGAGCGACGAGTGCGCCGCGCCGGCCATGGTGCTCTACGGCACGGTGACCGGGCTGGACCCCCTGCGGGTGCGGGTGGACAACCGCTTCGAGCTGGGGGAGCGGGCCCTCACCCTGCTGCGGGGGACCCGTGAGAGCCTGGAGGCGGGGGACGGCCTGGCCCTCCTCCGCAACCGGGGCGGACAGGAATTCCTGGTACTGGGGAGGCTGTGAGCATGCTGCCGACACAGGGAGGAATCCTCTTGCAGGGGGGCACGCCCCTGGTGCCCGCCGCGCAGCGGCCCAGCCGGACCTACCGGGCGGACTTCGCCGCCGGGCGCATCGACGGCTTTACCGACGGGCGGGAGGCCATGGAGCAGGCCATCTATCAGATCCTGCACACCGAGCGCTTCGCCTGGCCCATCTACTCCTGGAATTACGGCGCGGAGCTGGGCCGGCTCACCGGCCGCAGCGTCCGGGTGGCCCAGGGCGAGCTGCCCCGCCTCCTGCGGGAGGCCCTCACCCAGGACGCCCGCATCACCGGCGTCCGGGACGTTACCGTGACCCAGTCCGGGAAACGGGAGGCGCTGGTGCACTTTACCGCCGAGACCGTGTTCGGCGACGTGGATGCGGTGGTCCCCCTCCGGCTGGGAACGGTCTGAGGGAGCGCCGCGGAGATCACGCCCGGGGAATGTGGGGAATGGACAGGACGGGTCGGGTTTGGTATCATGGAGGGGACCCAAGGGAAATATGGAAAGGAGACGATACCATGTTTGGAGAAAAGAAGGAAAACAGGTTTGTGAAACTCTCAATAGAAGGGGTAAAAGATGTGGCGTGCATGCAAGTAGTGGTGGATACATGGACTGGTATTCAATATCTGTTTGCAGAGTCATTTGGAAATGCGGGCGGCCTGACGGCACTTTTGGATGAGGATGGGAAGCCCCTGATCTGTGAGGAGTATCGGCGCAAAAAGGAGTAAGCCGGAGAAAGGAGAACGGACAATGTTTGGAGAAAAGAAGGAAAACAGGTTCATAAGTATCATATGTGAGCGGGGAAAGTACAATGAGCGCATGATGGTATATGTAGATACTGAGACTGGCATCCAATATCTGCATGTGGGAGGGGATAACGAAGGGGGGATGACGGCCCTTTTAAACGAAGACGGGAAGCCCCTGATCTGTGAGGAGTATCGGCGCAAAAAGGAGTAAGCCGGAGAAAGGAGAGCGGACCATGTTTGGAGAAAAAAAGGAGTCAAGGTTTGTAACAATACTAAGCGAGTCGGCAAAGGGGGGTGGGATAGCCCGAGTTATGGTAGATACGGAAACAGGAATACAATACTTATTTGTATATGCCTTAGAAGCAGGTGGTCTCACGATACTTGCGGATGAGGACGGGAAGCCCCTCATTAACGAGGAGTATAGACGTAAAAAAGGCTGAACAATTAAAAAGCAACCGCCTTCTCTGAGGCGGTTGCTTTTTTACTGGAAAAAATGAGGTGAAAGAGAATATGAACGCAGCGGAAACACTGGCGCGGTATGAGCGGCAGCTTGCGGCGCTGGACCGGATGGAGCGGATCCTGGGGCGAATGACGGCGGCGGCGGACCAGATGGCCGGGGCCGTCCAGAGGGCGGCGGACCGGATGGGGGAGCTGCTGGCCTCCACCCAGAAGACGGCGGCGCAGTCGGTGAACCTGAAGGCGCCCTTTGACAGCGCGGCGCAGTCCATAGCAGGGAAGGTGGGAGAGGGATTGGAAGGATTAAAAAATAGCCTAAACCCACAGGCACTGGCCCTCTCCCTGGCTCTCTCCCTGGGCTGGAAACTCTTCGGCGACGACATCATGAGCGTTCTCAATCCGGCCATGACGGTGCTGGAGTCCTTCGCGGGGCTGGTGCACAGCACCCTGGGGGCGCTGGCCCCCTTCTTCACACCGGTGGTGTGGGCAGTGGAGCTGCTGGCCCAGGGCATCGACTGGATGGCGGCAAAAATGAATACGCTGATGCCCATCGTTCTGGGTCTGACGGCGGCCATGGCCATTTTCCACAAGGCGACCATTGCCAGCGCGATGGCAACAAAAATCCATGCGGCGGGCACGGTCCTGCACACGGTGGTTACCAAGGCCCATACGGTGGCCACCAATGGGTTGAAACTGGCCCAGGCGGCCCTCGACATGGTGCTCAGCACATCCCCTCTGGGGCTGATTGCCCGGCTGGCGGGCGTCGCGGTGGGAATATTCGCGGCGTGGACCATGCGGGTGGGAGGACTGAAGAACGCCATCGGTATTTTGTTCAACGGCATTATCGGCGGCATCAACTGGGTGCTGGAGCTGCTGAACAAGATACCGGGGGTGAATATCCCCATGATCGCCAGCCTAGAGATCGAAAAGGGACCGGCGGCCCAGGCGGAGGCGGAAGCGACCACGACGGCGGCTTTGGGGGCGGCGGAGAGCCCGGTGTTCCCGACACCGGAGGACCCCTATGCCGCTGTCATTCCGCCGGACCTGGCGAACAAGAACGCCCCCCTGGACTACGGCGCGATGCTGGCGGAGCAATCCCCCCTCTCGTACGGCATGGACAACTACGTCACAGCGAGGTGGGGAGAGGACGCCGTGACCGGGGCCTTTTCCAACGGGTACCAGACCCTGGCGGACTCGCTGAAGCTGGTGGAGACCGTGGAGCGGGTCCAGGCGGTGGAGCTGCTGGAGAGCGAGGTGAGCCTGTCGGAGGAGGACAGGGAGGCGCTGCTGGGCGCCATCACACAGCGCCCGGTGTCCAAGGTCCTCAACCTCTCCCCCACCGTGCACCTCACCGCCTATGTGCGCAGCGAGCCGGACCTCTATCAGCTCAAGAACATGATCGAGCAGGTGCTGGAGGAGGAGATCTGCGCCTGCGCGGAGGGGGAGCACCTGTGAGCATTCCATTGGGAAGGAAGCGGCACCCCGCAGGGGGGCTGCTTTTTTCATATCTAAAAACAGACAGGAAAGGAGAAAAGAACAAGTATGACGGACGAGCACAGCTATGAAGCGCTGATGGCCCGGTGCCTGGGGCGGGTGTCCGCAGAGGTGGACAAGCGGGAAGGCTCCATCCTTTACGACGCGCTGGCCCCGGCCTGTGCCGAGCTGGCGGTGTTGTACACCGAGCTGGAGACCATGCTGGACCGGGCCTGGCCCGACACGGCCGCCGGGGCGGACCTGGACAAGAAGGCCGCCGAGCGCAGCCTGGTCCGGGCCCCGGCCTCCTCCGCCGTGCGGGAGGGCCGCTTCACCGGCGCGGACGGGGAGGCCTTCGACGTGCCCATAGGCACGCGCTTCTCCGGCGGAGCGGTGAACTTCACCGTGACGGAGCGGCGGGAGGCCGGCGTCTTCCGCCTCACCGCGGAGACCCCGGGCAGCGCCGGGAACACCTGGTTCGGGACCCTGTTCCCCATCGACTATGTGGAGGGCCTGGCGGGGGCGGAGCTGGGGGAGGTGCTGGTCCCCGGCGACGACGCCGAGGACGACGAGAGTCTCCGGGCACGCTACTTCGGCTCCTTTGAGAGCCAGGCCTTCGGCGGCAACCGGGCCGACTACCGGGAGAAGGTCCTCTCCCTGCCCGGCGTGGGAGGGGTAAAGATCTTCCGCACGCCGGAGGGGGGCGGCACGGTGGGCCTCACACTGGTGGACAGCCTGTGGGGGGTGCCCTCCGACGACCTGGTGGCGGCGGTACAGGCCGCCATCGACCCCGTGTCCGGCCAGGGGGACGGGGCGGGCCTGGCCCCCATCGGCCACACGGTGACGGTGCGCCCCGCCGTGGGAAAGACCATCGACGTCGCCCTCACCCTGACCCTGGAGGGGAGCCTGACCTGGGAGGCCGTGCGCCCCGACGCCGAGGCCGCCCTCCGGGCCTACTTCGCCGAGCTGGTCCAGGGCTGGGCGGACGCCTCCGGCCTCACCGTGCGCCTGAGCCAGGTGGAGACCCGGATGCTGGACATCCCCGGCGTGCTGGATGTGCAGGGGACCCGGCTCAACGGCGGGTTGGCCAATGTGACACTGGAGGAGGAGGAGATCCCGGTGCTGGGGGTGATGAGCCATGGCGCTTGAGTCCTATTGGCCGGAGTACCTGCGGGAGCTCCGGGAGTTCCGGGCGCTGGCCGGGGCGGAGGAGCCTGAGCTCACCGCGGCGGGGGCCGCGCTGCGCCGCGCGCCGGACGACTTCTACACCGCCACCCTCACCGACGCCGGCTGCGCCCGGTGGGAGCGCCTGCTGGGGCTCCCGGTGGTCCACGGCGGAGACCTGGCCCAGCGCCGCTTCCGCATCATGACCCGGATGAACGAGCAGCGGCCCTTCACCATGGCGCGGCTGGGGGAGATGCTGCGGGGCCTGTGCGGCGAGGAGGGATTCACTCTGGCGCTGGACGGGGCGGACTTCCTGCTGACGGTGCGCCTGGCCCTCACCGCCCGGCAGATGCTCTCCGACGCGGCCGCCCTGCTGGACCGGGTGGTCCCGGTGAACCTGACGGTGGACCTGTCCCTGCGGTACAACCAGCATCAGACGCTGCTGGGCCGTACCCACGCCGCTCTGGCGGCGTATACCCACGATCAACTGAGAAATGAGGTGCTTGCAAATGGCGGCTGAAACAGCCAATTACGGGCTGAAAAAGCCCGGCGCAGAGGATTTTTACAACATTGAGGACTTCAACTGGAACGCCGACGTCATCGACGCGGAGCTGGCGAAGCGGGCGGAGCTGGGGGAGGACGGAAAGGTGCCCGCCGCGCAGCTCCCGGCCATGGATTTTGACCCGGCGGGCAGCGCCGCGGCGGTGCAGACGGCCCTCTCCGGCCACACCGGGGACAACGTCCGCCACCTCACCGCGGCGGAGCGGACGGCCTGGAACGCCAAGGCCGCCGGGGATCACACCCACACGGCGGCCCAAGTGGGGGCGGTGCCCACGACCCGGAAGGTGAACGGCAAGGCGCTCAGTGCGGACGTCACCCTGGCAGCGGCCGACGTGGGGGCGGCGGCCGCCGGCCACAGCCACGCTGCCTCCGGCGTCACGGCGGGGACCCTGGCCGGAAAGGTGAACGCCAACGCCTCCGCCGCGGGCACCCTGACCGCCGCCCAGGTCCGGGACATCAGTGTGGGGACGGCGGAGCTCACCCCGGGGACCTCCGCTCTCGTCACCGGAAGCCTCTACTTTGTCTATGAGTGAGGTGAGACCGGATGGCGAAAAAAGGATATGTGGGTGTGGGCGGCGTGGCCAGGAAGCTCAAAAAGGGATATGTGGGCGTGGGCGGCGTGGCCCGCAGGCTCAAAAAGGGATACATCGGCGTGGGCGGCGTGGCCCGGCCCTGCTGGAGCGGGGGAGAGTTGTCCTACTACGGGACGGCCGCGGCCTTGACAAATTCCATAGCGTATCATGCCGGAACATCAGTTGGGAACTACGCTTTATTTGGAGGCGGTTACTACCACCCGTCCGCTGCAACCTATTCTACAGTGAATGCCTACAGCAATGCTTTGACGAGAAGCACGCCAACTGCGCTAAGTACAGCGAGATATTATCTCGCAGCGGCATCGGTCGGAAATTATGCCCTGTTTGGAGGCGGTCGGCCTGACAGCTCCGCGGTCGACGCATACAGCACCTCTCTGACCCGCAGCGTGCCGACGGCCCTGAGTCAGGCAAGAAGGCAGTTGAACGCGGCATCAGTTGGGAACTATGCGTTGTTTGGCGGTGGACTTTATTCCAATTCCGGCTACTCGAATGATGTGGACGCTTATAATGCATCGCTTACGAGAAGCCTTCCAAGCGCTCTGGGCGAGGCCAGGTACAATCTCGCAGCGGCGTCGGTCGGGAACTACGCCCTGTTCGCCGGGGGTGCGGCATATGACGACGGTGCATACAGCAGCAGTTATTTGGACGCCTATAATGCCTCACTGACGAAAACCAGCAAAAGCCTTGGCATGATTACCAGCCGCGGGGCATCGGCATCCGTAGGCAGCTACGCATTATTTGCGTCTGGGAGGGGAGCTAGCGTTCGATCCGTCAATACATCGCTCACGACTGCTGATATTGCGGACCTAAGCCGAGGAAGAAGGAATCCAGCAGGCGGCTCGGTGGGGGACTATGCCCTTTTCGCCGGAGGGTACGAGTCCGGATATCTGGGCACCGTAGACGTTTATGACGCATCGCTTACCAAAACGGTGACAACTGATCTGAGTAAGGCGCGAGAAAGCGCAGAGTCCGCCAGAGCCGGAGATTTTCTCCTGTTTGGCGGTGGCATGATCAGCACCGGAAATTCCGCAGCGACCAACATCGTAGACGCCTACACAATTTAAATCATTTATTGAAGGAGGAATAGAAACATGAGCACAAGGTATCAGCTTTGGGACAAGGAGAGTCAGGTCATCACGCCCATTGGGGAGGTGCTGACGGCGGGGCAGTGGATGGAGCGGTATCCCGCGGCGGCGGCGATCCCCTACGTGCTGGCTGCCGGGGAGGTGAACGGGGCGTTCTGCACGCCCCTTGGCCAGATGAAGCAGATCTGCGCCCAGCAGGGGTGCGACTTCTCCGCCTGTGGGACCGACCAGGAGGTGCTGGACACCATCGAAGCCTTCGAGGACGCGCAGAACGCCCCCGGCGAGGCGGTCTCCAACGAGGAGCTGACGGCCACGAGCCTGGCGTCCATCGCCGCCAGCTTGGAATATCAGAACATGCTCACCCTGGACGATGCGGAGGTGGTATAACATGAGCTTTGAACGGATCCAGTATTATTACGAGGCGGGCCTGTGGAGCAAGCCGATGGTGAAGATGGCGGTGCGCAAGGGCGTCATCACCAGGGAGCAGTACCGGGACATCACCGGCGAGGACTACAGGGCGCAGGCGTGAGCGCCGCCGGCGGAGCGGGCCCGGCCCAAGTCCCGGCGCAGCGACCGGCCGGAGTGACGCGGGCAGCGCAAAGGCCCCCGGGGACCCTCACAGGGT